ACTATCGTTGGTCTTAAAGGAGGAAATAATCCTACAATATTAATGACACGGGTGACAGAGGAAGAGTCGGCTGTAGCTCAAGATGAAGATGCATGGAGAACATATTGGTCAGATCAGCTTGAGTCAGATTTTATTACGGAAGAGCAACACGACCAAATAATTAGTGACTCTGAAGCATTATTTGAGAAGGGACATAACAATACAATGTCTCAGAGAATTGCTGTTCATGAGTTCATGAAGAAGAAAAGATATAATGAGTACATGAAGAATGGAAATGTTGTTCATCACTTTAGAAGAATGGGTCTTGATTTTACAGACGGTTCTGTCCTTATTGGTATGGGGCCGTCCACTGTCAAGATCATGGACACTGAGAAGATAGATTTGTATATCGGCAAGCCAGAAGATGGTAATCAAATACCAGTGATTGACTATGTTGCGGGATTGGATGAGAAATATCTCTTTGATGGCGCAATCTTTACAGATGAAGAGTTTCTGTTCAGATCAATGGATGCTCTTGGTCGTGTAGAGAGTCAAGATAAGACAGGGGGAACACCATTATTCGAGCTTAAAACCGTGCTTAGATACCGCAGTAGCGATTCTAAGATGGACTTCGGAGAGCCTTTAGCGGACGGATCACCAGCTATTAGTGAGCATTATCCTTCTTCTTCTGCATTTAGAAAGGGAGATAAGTCACCACAGCCTGCTGCGGCAGGTGATTCGTGGGATGGTGTTCATTATATGAACGCTAAGGGTAATGAGTTTGTTCCAGAGCCTGATCTATACTTTACAGAGAAAGGAAAGCCTGATAATATTATTGCTTACACTGCAAAGGATGGAAGATTTATTAAAATATTTGATAATGTTGGGCGAAGAATTAATCAGTTGATGACCACTGAGGAAGCGAAGGAGCCTGATGGTGGTGCTGGTTCTTTTAAATTAGATGGAAGAGTATCTACTGAGATATTATCTATACCTGAAGATGCTAGGCGCGTGGTTCAGGTTACGTCACCTCGCTCAAAACCTTCTTCTTCTAGTCCGATAGCTGCTGGGTGGGCTGACTTAATGAGTGACCCAGAATTTGCTGATGTAAAAGATGCTCTAGAGAATCATATGGTAGAGACTTCTAGGGCGTATTTGAATATGCTGTATCAGATGAGAGATGATACCAAGATGTTCAAGAAATATGTCAGAGCTATTCTAGGTTCAGGGACATCTGTTCCGAGGGAAATAGAAAAACTATTAATGCCTGACGGTAAGAATGTTATAGAGAATGGGTTCATGCATCCTCACATTATTTCATCTTTAGCACCTCAAATTTTGAATAGGATGATAAAAGATGGTGCGTACAAGGGAAGAAGATATGACGCCAGTACCTACGTTGCTCTGAAGCCTGATGTAAAGGGAGAGGTTACAAGTCCTGACAATGTAATATTAAGCGTTGACAATGATATGGCGTGGCAATACATAAAGAAAAAGAGTGGAGAATCTACGCTTGAAGGGATAAATAGCTGGCTTGAGTCTAATGAGACATATATATTGTCTTCAAGATTTCCAATCCCTGATGTCCAAGCCGTTGGAATGTATCGCATCCAATCATTTAAGCGTGGGAAGCATGGTGACGTTGCATGGTTTCATCCTGATACTATCTTTGGTAGGAAACAGGGTGATTTTGATGGAGACCATGTAACTCTAGAGTTTCTATACAAAGGAGCAGACTTATCAGACTCTAGCCTTGTAGATAAGATTGTTGCTATGCAGGGAACGGATGCTTACGCTAAGAATAGACAGGTAGCAAGGCTTGAGTATTTTGAGGGGTATGATTTCCCTAACTATGATAGGGTATCAGATGTGTTTGCTGTAATGTCAAGAGTCTTGAAGCAAGAAAAGACACAGGGTATGATAACTAACGGAAAGACTATACGTAGCGTACTTTCCATGAAAGATTTTAAAGCTGTGGTGGATGGAAAAGCAATTTCCGTGAGGAAGGAAGATGAAATTGTTATGTTGGGATCAAAACCTTTAAAGGCTGATGTAACACAGGATAAATTAGATCAGATAGCTGGTGAGGATGTGAATGGAGTGATTGTTGATAAGGATAATAAGAGATGGAAAAAAGGAACAAAGTATCTACGAACAACTTCTGGGCATGAGTTCTCTATTTTGCTGCAGGCTGCTGTAGATCACGGGAAAGAGTTATTGCTATCTAGATGGAAGTTTAAAGGATACGATAGTCTTGTCCGCGCAATGTTTAAGAGAGAGGATGGGAAACCATTAAACAACAAGCAGGTTAGAGCATTAAAGAACCTTGTAAAGTTTTTCAAGTACAGTCCAGATCGTAAAGGTAATTCCGAAAAAGGTTTCGCACTTAACATGGATGAGATGTTTAACAGAAGCAGGGATATTGCGGAGCATGTCAGCTCTTCTGCTGAAAATCAGTCTTTAGATATTGAGACTCAGGTAGCACATCTTCGGAGACAGCAAGCAGACAAGGCTTTCAATACTGAAAAAACATTGTCAGAGATAGCAGTTCTTGAGAAAGTTAGTGTTAATGGTCAGGTTGCGCCTATAGAAAAATTACTCTCCATCCCACATATTAGTATGGCGCAATACAATAAAGATAATCCTGATAGTCAAATTAGTAAGAACCCATTTCATTATCCTGAGAATAAAATAGTCAATGCTCATGTTGCTGCCTTGCAGAATCTGCCCTTTGAAGTAACTCGTCCATATGGTAGTGGCACTAAGGACTTATCGAAGGACGAGCAAAGAGAGTATGAAGAGGCTCAAGATTTTGCTGAGGTATTTGCTTCTGAGTTTGGTAATCTGTTCGCCAAAGCAAAGAGCCATAATAAAAAAATGCAAAACGTCTTTAATGCACAGTCATTTGATTACGATGAATCTCTGAATGATTTGATTGATAAATATCTTTACGTTGGGAATGAGAAGTTTGGAGTTAAAGCCTTTAGATCAATGAATCAAAAGCAGCAGGCAACGGCTACAATTTTATTTCTTGAGGGCACAGCTAGAGAGCTAAAGAAAGAAAGTGCTAGTATTAAAAGCAGAGTAAAGCAACACGTTAAAACTATTGATAATAAAACTAAGACACTAGAGACGAGAAGAAAAGAATTAGCAGAGCTTGAGAAGTCTTTACCTGAAGATGTTCCTGAAGGCGAGCCTAATCTTAGGAGAAATTTACCTAATGTTGGTCTTATTTTTAGACCATTAAAGGATCACGCAGAGGGTGTCCAGCATATAGAAGGGGTTAGTGTTACGAGAAAAGGAAGGGGAGTGGTAGAGCAGTATGGAAATCCGTTCTCTCATCTTGAGCAGCATAACGGTGTGTTTCAAACTATGAATAGAAAAGAATCTATTGAAGCTTATGAACATTGGCTTAATACGGGAGAAGTTCTAGGTTCGGTTAGAGCCATAGAAGAAGAAGGTATGGGTGAGCCTGTAAATTGGGCAACACCACAAAAGAAGGTTCATGATAAGACTTTTTCGGAAATGACTAGAGAAGAAAAAGAAGATGCGATGGCTCCAGATTTTTCCGCTGACACTTTCTCAGAAAAAAAGAAATTAATAGATGCTCAAAGAGAATGGATGCTTGACCAAATAGACTCAGGTCAATTAGATGCTGAAAATCTTATCTATTTTAAGAAGGTAAATGATAGCCACGCACACAGGCTTCGAAATTTTATTGTGAAGAGAAGGAGTGTCCCCGAGTCAAAAGAAGCTAAAGAATACAACGCAACTAAAAAGCAAATTGCGAAAGTAGAAGGTTTCATTAAGAATATCAAAGACTCCATCGCGAAACTGGACGGAAATATCAAAGAACTTGGGCATCTAGGTGCTTATTATAGATCAAGGACTAGAGATGTGCAAAAACTTCCTCCTGTTGAGCTAATGCATAAGCCCACATATAAGAAATTCATAGAGGAGTTTGGTAAACAGCTTCCAGATGCATCAACAAAGCCGATTAAGCTTTCTAAAGAGGTTAGGTTGTATGAGAGTTGGCCCCAAAGAGTGATGAAAGAAAAAATGGATGAGGAGTATAGCTGCTAATGTATGATTTTTGCAGACAGGTTGCTGGAGAGGGTCTTAATGCTTTTGCTGATGAAGAAATTCTATTAAGGAAGGCTGAAGCTATTGATGGGGTTGGGAGCGTTGTAGGTGTCCCTATGGATGGAAGTATAGCATTGAGGAGGAGGCTTGACGAAGTTTTAAAGCCAGGAGAGAGAAAGAAGATACAAAAGCAGGCTAAGAAAGAAGAAGCGAGATATAAAGCACACAAAGACCTATACGATTACTTAATTAACGACACAATCTTTCAGTTCCATGCTTCTGCTTATTTAATTGAGCCACACGTTAGGACTAATTGGATTCGTGGTATTCTTGGGATTCAATTTCCCGATCTGAATATGAGCAACTGGGATGAGCGTGAAATTATTAGTGCAAAGAAGTTCTTTCAGAAGTATGAGAAGGCGGCAAAGGGGAAGGAAGACGAGGGAATGTCATCTGCACAGGACACTATAATGAATCCTCTTAGAGTAGCTGCTAGTCTAGACCCCTCTGGGTATGCTCTTCAAGCAGTGCAGATGTCGCAACAGGTGTTTGATTCTATAAAAAATAGAACACACAAATTGAAATCTAGGATTGATGGGCATAATAATCAGATTGCAAGAGTGGTAGATCAAGAGAGATCACAAGAAGCACACGAACTATTGAGAGACATAATGGACGGAAGGCAAAGGAATCTTTACCCAGTAGATATACCAACCGATCCAGTGCAATTTAATATTTTTAGAAATGGCCCTATTGGAAGACAGTTTTTCTATTCCTTAAAGCATGCTCATCTTCAGCACAACATTGATATGGATGGAGAACCTGGGAGATATGTTATGGTTGATCTATCTAAAGTGCCCTTTTGGGGGAAACCAGCTCCGAAGGGACAGAAAAGCGAGGGTGAACTTTGGCAGGAGAGACTAGAAGCTGTTATAAGAGGAAAATATGGAGAACTCCCAGAACAAGGAGTATCATACGCAATATTTAAGGTACCATCCAATATTGATGCATTTATAAAAGGAACCAGTAGCGCTGAGAACATATCTGAGTCTCTGGATGCGAAGGGGAAAATTAGTGTAATTGATAAGAATCCTTTAGAGCAGGGATTTTACGAAGCAACAGTATTTGATACCTATGGTTCGGTAATGCCTAATACAACAACCAAGCACCAGCCTGCTGGGAAGAAGAGAAGGGGTTATCAAAACTTTGAGAGAAAAGAGAAGCAGCCTCCTAAAAAGTGGATGGATACTATATGGAGAGTAGCGGCAGAGCAAAGGGAAATGTATCAGGAAATATTTGATGAGTTTAAAGCTGAGATTGCTTCGTACAATGATTCTGTAAATTCTTTCAGAGCATCTGCTGATAAGGTTCTAGAGCTATGGGGTATCGGAGAAGAAAGAGAAGAGGGTAAGCAGGATGAACAAAGGACTAACTTTATTGACATGATAGAGAATATGGGGGACTTTAACTCTAACCTTGTTTATGATGAGGATAACGATGTCCTTCTTAGCCCGAATACTTATGTTAGAAACATTAAAGAAGGATATGATTTTAACCAGTGGCACATAGGTCACTACTGGGATATGCTTAGTAACGCATTAGCTGACATGGAGGAAAAAAGAGCAACAGAGCAACGTGATGTTGATAGAAACTCAAGGGTGCTACAGAGCAAAGAAGCAACGGAGGCTGATATTGAAGAGGCTATGTCGGCTATAGATAGAGCAACGAATAGGATCGAAGAGCTTGATAATATGACAGATATTATCAGCGAGATGGAAAGAAGAAGTAGCGGAGAACCCTCGTTTGAAGCTCAGAAAGATATGGTTTTGAATGGGAAGATGTTAATGTTTAAGTCTAGGGGACTTCTTAATGATCCAATGCTTAGGCGTAGAGACCCAGAGCTGATGAAAGATTATGTTGAGAGTGGGTATAGAACAATAGAAATGAATAAGATAAAGCTTGCTCTCTTAAAATCTATGGTTTTCATGCCCAATAAACAACTCGCAGAGTATGTAATAGATCAAGTATTGGCTTCGTCAGGCTCCCCACAAGTACAGGCAGGTCTTTTCAAAATGGGTTACTCGAATGAGGGGATAGCAAAATGGTTGCCAAAGATGATGCCGTGGAGATGGAAGGGACGCAAGTTTGAAATGGATGCTGGTGACGTAGCACGTATGGGTGCTATGCATAATGGGTTTATTGTTTATTCTAACTTGGGATATAAAACAGCCTTTACCAATAATTTTCAGAGAATTACACCATGGCTTGACTACGGGTGGCCCTTAATGGCTAGGGGCACGAAGGCTATTTGGACAGGAGACGATAGATATACATCTGAAGAATGGATGGATATTGTAAGAGAAACAGGTGTTCTTGATCCAATACAAGCTTTTACTGATATGTTATTAGCTGGAGCTAAAAGCTCTAGTGGGTGGGATTTCGTAGTTCCTCTAGTTGATATGGCAAAAGTAAAACTAGGAGCAAAGGGGTTTGCTCAAAAGTGGACTATAGATTCTGTCCTAAAAAAGGCGTTGGGAAAAGAAGAGGCTGATCTTCAAGCTCTAAAGAAGAGAATACATGAGGTGGCAACTTCAGAAACAAAGGATAAAGCACTTTTAAAAAGACAAATTAGAGAACTAAATCTTGGTCTGTCTGAGAGTTATATGGGTAGACTAGTTGCTTGGAAGTTAGGTTGGACACCTGTTGGCAAAGGTCTTGGTCTCTTTACAATGACAGAATCAGAGCAACTGATGAGAGCTGAAGTTGCACTGATGGGAATGTTCCAAGCGGAAGCTATGGGGGAATTGGGAGATGTTCAGTCTATACTTGGCAAGAATCCTGATGCAAAGCCGTGGCTATCTGAAGCAGGGATAAGAATGGCAAGGCTGATGGTGTATAATACTATGTTTGGAATGAGCCAACAGTTTCTTCCAAAGATGTTCAGAGGTGCAGCTGGTAAATTCTTTTGGCAGTTTAAATCTTACCAGTACCATCAAGCTGAACATGATATGAAGTATCTTTCAAACTTTTGGAGAGGTAATAAGGGTAGAAATATGTTCACTCAAAGTGCGGAAGCTCCCGTCCGAATAGTTGCTGAGGTAGCAAAGATGATCGGAAGGGCTCCTGGCCGTCTAGGAAGTATGATATCTCCAATAAAAAAGGCTTCTAAATGGAAAGATATGGACAATACGATAGATGATAGGACAGCTAATCGTTTGGCAAAATTTTTACTCATAAGGGGTTTTGCTAGTGCGGTTTCTGTTTGGATGTTTTATCATAGTGCATTTACAGGGATACTAAGGATAGGTCTCAGAGGCGTAGGTCGTTCACCCTCGGCTAGGCGTGGAATTTTTGGTGCTGAATCACCGCTGTTTACTTATCCGATACATATAATGAGAGCGTTATATATGGCTATGGCTTATGGAATAAGAGGTGATGAGGAAGAGGACTTTGAAGATTTCTTTAGAGATTGGCTTCCTCCAGCATTTAGCGGCATCCATTATCTTTTAAAAGGAGAGTATCTCAAGTTTGCTAGGGCTTATACTCCTGAGCCACTTAAAACTGGTCTCCAGCACGCAGATAGGGAAGGGTTTCTCGATGGTGCTATCGAGCAGTTACGGAGATTCTAATGCCAATACCTAATCATTGTGTGGAATGTGACAAGCCTTTACGACCTGACGAGGTTTATATGTGTCAAAATTGTTTTGAGGAACAGTTGATTGATGAGAATCATAGGAACGTAGAGACTGAGGACTAGATGTCTGATAAAAAACCAAAAATGGCACCGTATATCCCTTGGGCTCCCAAGCCAAAGTTTAATATTGAAGTTGATATGACTCCAATACCATACGATACTCCTGGCTACCCATCTACTCCACAACCTCTTGAGAGTCTTTTACCTACGGGCCCTATTGATTTTGCTGCTGAGACAATTTTATCAGGTATAGGAAGGAACAATCCTAAACTTGCGATACTAGCTGGGCTAGCCGCTCCACACGCAGCTAAAGCAGCAGTACCTGTAGCTAAGGCTGCTGGTAGAGCAATAGATGTTCACGGCGGATCAATGTATTCAAAATGGATGTTGAATAGGGTATATAAGAAGGCTGGTTTAGACCCAGATTTTGCAGATATACCACTGTCAGAACTAAGTGAATTTGTTGATCGAGATGTTGCGGATGTACTGGGATTTGCAGGTAGGTATAAGCCAGTGGCAGGAAAAGTATGGTATGATAGAGCAGGAGATTCGGGAGTGTCCTTTGACCCAACATTCCAATATAAACCACAAACCTTAAGGGAAGCATGGGAAAATAGAACAGACTTTTTTGGTCAGGGAAGGTTTCTTGGTAGGGAAAGCATTGAAGATATTGCTTGGCATGAGTTAGAACATTTTAAGCAACACGGAAGAGGTTGGACTCATCCTTCACGTGGATCACGTGGTTTAGCAGGTGATACCTATGTAGAGCCATTATCAGGAAAGACGGTTACTTACGCAACCAATCCAAGCGTTCACGGTCAGTTCGCTACTAGGATTGACATTCCAAAACCAGCAAATAAGATGGCTGATTGGTTTATGGAGAGTAAAAAGGCTGCTTATCTTATGCAACCAATAGAAATTGAGGCTAGGATAGCAAGTCTTGCAAGAGTTAAAAATCCTAAAAAAATATGGCAACGCAGGCAGCATAGACAGCTAGAAGATATTGGATATAATGATGCTCAAATAGCAACAATGGTAGATAATTTTAAGGATATAAAAAGGAAGAGTGAGTCTACTCTTAAAGATATGCAAAATTTTTTCGAGGGTACTTCTGTGGATAAGTTAAGAAAAGCAGCAATAGACAGGAAGGGACCAAGAGGTGTTGATGCTAACGTGCTAAGAGATTTTAAAGAATGGATACTGAAGTATCCAAACAGTGCTGAAAATTTTCAGCCATAGAATAGAGCAAAAAGGGGGGCGAAGCGCAGGACAATGTAAGGTTAAACCTACGCTCCACCGTTATCCCCTATTTTTCAAATATAATACGTAGTATCTTTTCTAGTATCTGTTTTATATGTCGAACACACTGAGCTATAAGCTCTAGCTTTTCTTCTGGAGACATTTATACTTTCCTTCCAATGCCGAACATCCAGTAGATGGGCCCGATTTCAAGGCATATATCTACATATTTTGTTCCTGTTATCTTTAATTCTATCCCGACTGGCCAGAGAGTTGCTGCAAGTACTCTTATCCTATGTCCATGTGATTGCATGATTACATACGTTCTTATATTAGATGTATCATTCCCAATTTGTTTTGTATCCCATACTTCAAATTGAATTTGTTGTTTCTCCTCAGACGCCATTGGTCTATTCTCCTTTCTGTTGAAACATTAAGTCTCTCATTAACCAATCGTTTTCAGTTATATGTTTGGCAATTCCTATAGCATCAGCATTAATTAGAGTTACTTTAATCTCTGGGAATACTTCAGCCATCTTTTTCTTAATTGTTCTCTTTCTATCGGCTTTCTCCATCCCTTTCTTTATACCGATTCCTTTTTGCCATTCTCTGGGGGTTACATGGTAAACATTTGTCATTTCCTCACCAGCTAGTGCGCCTAACCACTGTCCATAATTAGTCCCAAATTTAAACGCAGCTCTCACCGCATTTGTGGGTCTTGCCCAGACCTTCTCCATTCCAACTAAAATCGAACTGAGGTATCCACCTTTACCTTGAAAATCCCACTTAATATGTCTCAGGGAATCTACCATACCTTTTGCATCACTTGGGCATTTAATAACTTTCATGTCAAATAGCCAATCGCTACACCAAGCTATAGCTCCATTTGCACCTGGGTCTATACCTACGTATAAATACCCTGCGGTTGGAGCATCAGTTTTCACAGCGAACTTTACAGCTCTTACTATGTCTGAATCCGTTTCTTCAAAACCGCACTCTTCTTCACATATATAGCCTTCTACTGTATTTTCTGGTGTTGCGGTTGTACCAAACTCTGCTTCTATAAGCCTACCCTTACATCTAGGGCAATGAAGAATACCTTTGTTTATCTCTATATAGATGCCTTCTTCGTCATGTTTTACTATGTCTCGTTTTGGCATTTTGATTTCTCCTCATATTTCATTCTTAACTCCAAATAGAGACTTCTCTTCTAAGTCCCTATTATACCTCTTTGATTGTCTAAAGCGTGTACCGTAATACTCTCTAATACAACACTGTCTGCAAACTATTCCAACTTCTTCTCTAGTGTATGCTGATGTAAAGTGGTAGTGTATTGCCTTTGTTTGCTTACTGCACATTCTGCATACCAGAATTTGCTTGTGGCTTATGTGTTTTACTATCGTTGGCGTCAGTTCTGGCTTCCTCGACATTCGTATATATCTTACACTTATCTCCATTAAAGCCAATTACATGATGTCCTACAACTCCATATCTAGCTTTGGCGGCTATTAGCTTTACTGTGTGTCTATCGAATCTACTACTGTCAAAAGCAAAGCCATAGAAAATAAGAAGTGCTGTCTCCGCTGTTTGCTCAATTACACCACTTTCTGCAAAGTCACTTAGCCTTGGCTCTGGGTCTATTCTTCTTTCTACTTCTCTATTTAATTGGCTAACTAGGATTGCTGAGATGTCATATTGCTTACAAGCCCACTTGTATTCGTATAGAATTTCTTCTATTTCAAATCTCCTATCTGTCTTTCCTTCTACGTTGATTAACTGTATATAGTCATCTATGATTACTTTTGGTTTTACTTTCGATATTTCTCTCATTGTATCGTTTAGATTTCTTATGTCGTCCATCATTGTCAAATACGGATAATATTTAGTCCTCATTAGCTTATCTAGCCTATCTATCTCTTTATTGTTCTTATAGAGTCCCCTTCTCATATTTTGATAACTTAGGTTTCCGCTTTCCATTACCATTAATTTTCTCCATATTTCCTCACTTGTCATTTCTCTGTTAAATACCAATACCTTTGTTTCTTTCTCCACTAGTCCTTTAATGATATTTACAGCGAGAGTTGATTTACCATGACCTGGTCTACCTCCTATAACTGTTATTTCTCCCTTTGACATTCCACCAGCTACCCAATCTAATTCTGGCATGCCGAATTTAGTCAGATTGGCTCCTGATCTTATTTCCTGTAAGGCTTGATTTGCTATAAGAGACAAGTCTTTCTTATTAGATGGCTGTACCTGCTTTAGCTCATCTATAAGCCTAGCATGCCCTTCTAATAGGATGTTTACCTCATCATAGTCAGAGAATGATGAATTATAGAGGTTATAGGCACTATTTGCTGTTTCTCTTTGAATATATCTTTCCCATACGATCTTAGCATATGTTTCAATATTATGAACTGATTCAATATTCTCAACTAGTCCTGTGATGTAGTATGCTCCAACAGCTTCCTTTTTACCTCCCTCTCTATGTATTAATTCATCTTTACAGGCATTAGTTACTGTGATTACATCAATCACTTTATTATTCTTATAGAGTTCCGTGATTCCTTTCCATACTATATAATTCTCTGCTGTATATATAGCTTCAGGTTTTCTTATCCATTTTAAGGCTTTCTCATATATATCATATGTTTCTTCACCTGCGTTAAGTATGCAACCGAGACAGGCTTCTTCTGCTTCTCTACTGTGCGGATTAGGTTTTATATCCATCGTATTACTCCTTTCTAAAATAGATGTTCTTGGATAATGGGGTCGTAATTCATTATAAGAAGTTCACAGAAATCCTTATCTCTTGCTTCTGTCGCACCCGAGTACTTCGTCTTTATCTCCTGTACGTTATAATCATGGTATAAAGCCCTCACTTCTTCTCTGTTATCGTAACTGAGCATGAATTTACCCCCTCCCTGGTCAATCTGGTCTACCGCCTCCTTTAGGTCTTTATGCTCTTTTTGTCCAAAAGGATACCTGTAATAGTCCTTTCTTTCACCTGCTACCCAATATGGGGGATCGAGATACCAGCAATCTTCTTCTCTTGGCTTATATCTAGTAATTAGCTCTCTAAAATCTAGGGACTCAATGGTAACTCCATTAAAGTACGTTCTAGAATGTTTAAGCTCCTCAATCAGATTGGCTCCCCAATCTGTCTTTGCTTGTTTTGAAAATGCTCCGTGTACAGATTTATTAAATGCTGTCTTTACCTGATAATAATATCTGGCGGCTCGTTTAGGATCGGGAATAGTAATATTCCTATTTTCCTTTAATTCTTTCTTAATCTGATAGAAAAGAGTTCTAGAGCGTGGATACCAATATATATACTCAGCTAATTTGTCGAAATCTTCAATTACGGATATGTACAGATTAATAACATCGTCATCAATATCATTAACTACATTCCATTTAACCTTCTTCTTTCTGAAAAACATTGATAGACCACCAGCAAACATCTCTATATACCGTTGATGAGGGGGAAGCATAGGAACGAGCCTTCTGCTCAGTTCAAACTTCCCCCCAAAGTACGGTAGAATAACAGGACATTTCTGCCATTCATAACTACTCATTATGCAACCGCTACAAAGTCAGCATTGTCAGACATCTTCTTAATAGTATTATAGACATTGGACTCTAGCTTATGAGTTGTCTCTTTATCTCTATTAAGAACGTGTGTTGCCATCCAAGTACAAGTATTTAGTAAATCCCAATACGTTTCTGGCTTATGTGTCAGTAGATGATTAACAAGACTTTCCATAGATTGCTCAGGGAACAGTTCTATTATCTTAGCTATATCAGACTCATTTACTTTTATCCCTTGTAGGTCAGGTAGGTCATGTTCAATCGCTTGTATTGACGTTCTAATCATATCAGGGAGAGTAGTATCAAGATTCTCCATATTTGGATTGAATACGCTATGTCTGTTATTGAATGTGCCATAGGTTATCCCTATAATCATTCCGTTGCTACAGACTAACCTGTATGCTCCACACATGATGTATACCTGGGATGACCCATCATAGCTATTCCCCATTATGATCTCAGGATGCATATCATCCTCTCCGACTTTAACTGTCTGAGGGAATCTAAACTTCCATCTACACCTGGCTCCACGTCCAAAAGACTTTTCTTCAACAAGTCTTCCTTCATATTCTTTGATAATCTTTTCAGATTTATCAAAGACTTCTTGATTGCTGACTAGCTTGTATTCGTTGCTCATACAACTAATCACTTTATCGGTAGCTGAATTAACTATGAACTTATATCCAGTATTGTCATTTAATCCAAGCATTGCTGGCATTTCCTTTACTGGGAATAAGACATCATTATTTCGTTGGTGTTGTAGTATCTGATTGCTCATTACTTATATCCTCCATTTTGTATCTAAGTGTATTTCCACCTAGACGTTTATTTTCCATTTCCTTTAAGGACTCTCTATTCTTGTCGTGATTTTGTATAATTGCACGAAGATATGGGAATCCCTTTCCTCTGTTTACGTGTTTTGCTGCATGGTATTGATTCAATCCCCATTCAACAACCTCTGGTTTACATCCCTCTATTGCTATGAGGAATTTTCTTGCTGCCTGTCTATTCTCTGATGGAATAGTCCTAATAATGGATCGGCAAATCTTTCTTAGAGATTTTCTAACCTTCTCTGGCCATTTAGCGTATAGCTCTCTTATATCTACTGATTGATTGATGCTTCCGAAATTATTAATATTAACGAGTGGCTTATTACAATGTGGGCATTTAAAGGGAAGTGTCTTACCATCAAACTCACGTGGCATATTTATCTCTAAGATAGACACCAATGGTCTTCGCTTCTTTTAGTGGGATTTCATTTTGTGCATATCTGGTATATTTCCATCCTTTCTTATCGTACAGTGCTTTTCTATTGGGGTGTCTACCTCTGCAGACAAGTTGATACCTTTTTGTATTCAACTTTTTCTTAAACCAGTGTAAAAATACTCTATTCGCCATCGTGTTCTTCAGGTTGAACACGTATATTGGGATTTGCTTCTTTGACATCATATGCTCCTTTTTGATAGGTTACTTGAGTTCCGCCTGCAATCTGTTTCTTTCCTAAATAGAATTTTGCCAAATCCTCGGCAAACTCTTCAGTACAATTAGTAAATTTTGGTACAGCATAGAATAATACGGTTGCGTAACTTGCGTTTGCACCAAGAAATACGCCTATCATTCCTCCACTTGTTTTAAAATGGTCACCTTGCTCTAGCGATTCAAGGTCAACATATTTTTTCCTTTTAGTCACATTCCTCGCAGTATAGGGGCCCATGGAATAATTGTGCTTCACTTGTAGTATTCTCCTCTTCTTTGATTATTGAGTCTCCATCATTAATTATTGGCGATTCTGATCTATCTTCTTTTCCTTTTTGTCTCATACCTGAAAGCATATCATACAGGTCTCTATGCAGTGGTAAATAGTGACGTTTATGTGGTTTGTCATGTGTCTCACCAAGACATTCTACTATCATTGACAATTCGCTTTCTGTCATTCTTATTAATACTCTGGGTTCTCCCATTGATATTTCTCCTTTTAATTATGTGGCAAAGATATGGGAGAGTGGTATAAAACACGTGAGGAGTAAACACCGAATAGGAAAGGAAACGGTGGGAACCACTCTCCCTTCCTCAAGTTAGCCTTTCCCTTTAAAAAAACCAAGCTGCGTTTTGTCCTCTGGCTTCCATTCAAAGTCATACAGAGTGTATTCTCCTCTATACTTGCTTTTGATTTTCTTAGCATGTAATTGCTTTGGATTTGATAGAGATTTATATGGAATAGTCATCTCTTCTCCATTATGATCTATTATAAGGTCTTCTCTATCTTGCGCACATCTCTTAACAACGTAATCCCTAACAGATACATGACCTTTCCATACTTTCTTAACTAGATATTTCATTTGCCTACATCCTCCCTTTCTAATGGTATATAGTATCCTGGGGGAGCATCATCTATGTCCTGTTTCTTCTTTTTCCAGATACCTTCTTCTTCAAGTTCTTGCTGGGCTTTTAGAAATCTATCGGCAGATAGTTCTGCTGATCTACGATCTTTAAAATAACAATCATTCATAAGATAATCAACTAACTCTTCTTTGTCGCCTAGTTCTGATAGGTAGGCTACCCATCCCATTTTACTCATTTCTCTATCTCCTTCTCTGTGTTTAAGCTATCGGGTACGGTTGTACTGTCGGGTCGTGTAAGGATCAGGTCATCAACTAAGATACCCTTTCCTTGCTGTTCTTCTAACCATTGTTCTCTTATAAATATATCATCTTCCCTGCTTTTAAGCATACCATGATGATCTGCTACGAGTATGGCGAGTGTTATTGCTATATGTATGTAAAATTCTAACATTAGTCTCCCTCCGTTCCACCTGGCACAGGTGACGGGCCCTTTGCCCGAACAGGTTTATCATTATTAAATTCTTTAAACCTCTCAAACTCAGAATCAAAGTGCCACGGCTTTTCAACTATGTCTATTATTTGACCTGGGCTACAATTTCCTGCTGCTACCCATCTAAGGAATTGTATAAACTCCTCGCTTGAGTGACATTCATTTCCCGTCATTGTGAAGCTTGTAATTTCCATTGTCGTCATCCTCCTTATTGATTTCGTATTTTTCGGCATATTCTTGTGCTATTCTAGTAAGGTATGTTGGGAGCACATGAGGGCCACGTACCAGTATTGCTTCTATGAGATGCTCAGCATCTTTAACTCTCTCTTTTAACCGTTGTATATATGGTACGTCAGGCTTCATGTTTTCTCCTTTTAATTTTTTAGAGAACGATAATTTCTATCTCTAAATCTTTATGGATGGTTAGCCCCTTACTCCGCAAACAGAGTATTAACCGTGTGTGTTTATAGTCTAACACTTAATAGGGCTCTAGATTCATTACGGCAACTACCTATTAGAGGTGTCCAGCAATTTCTACCAATCTTAAATTGGCTCATCGGTGACCATCCATAATTTAGATGGGACTTGGCAAGGCGTTTCGAGACTCATAACTTGCGGTAGCGAATCTCGGTCTAGTCGCAGATGTATGGATTTAGTTAGCCTGCAGGACACTTATTCCATTCCATCTTCCAAGCCCCCTCGAAATTTTGCGACATGCTCATAGTATCGTTTGAGGGTTTTACCCGAGGTAAGGGTTGATTTGCTATGAACATGCCGACTTCATTAAAATGGAATATCGTCAGCTTCTAATTCATCAGAGCTTTTAGGTTGCCCTTCAGCCCAGAATTGAGAATCTTTGACTTTCCATACACTTCTTACTTCCTGTTGATGTTTAGGAAGCTCCCTTGTATCCTTTGTAACGAAGTGTTCTTGCATAAGTCTCACTAAGTAAGGCTTACCAATAACATCGTCAGTCTCAGGGATTTCTAACTTGTACGTCAATGTGCCATCTTTATCAACTGACTCGGTTTCAATTCCGAGATTAGTCAGCCAATCAAAGTAGCCTTTATTACGACCAGACTCACTTCCTGAGTCAAATAGGAAAACGCCTTTACCTCTAAATCGCTTTCCTACTATGTGCTTACAATCAGTAATCGTCTGTTGACCTCTCTCATTGTGTACGGGAACTCTATGCCCTTCATTATCTGTGGCATAGTTATATCCATCCATTTCCCACACTAGTTGAGTTAGCTCTTTAGCTTCATCAGCAATCTCGTATTCTAGTTCAAATACAGTTGCTTGATTACCTCTTACCGTAACTGGTCGCTCATTTAACGCACAGATGTGTGCAGGGTAGAGATTCCCATCATCTATAGGTCTCCATCCTGCCTTTGATTTACTAGGATCAAACGTGGCTTCTGAGGTTCTCATTGTGTAGTCCCTTTGGTCTTTATTTCAGTACCATATTCACGTATTAGCTCGTTTACTCTAGTATGAAACTCGGTCATCTTTTTACTCCAAGTGGTCTTATTACCACCTTCAAAGTAAAGCCGAGGTATTACTACTTTCCCATCTGCTGTTTTGAAACTGAAGTTAGTTGTAGTCCTCTTAGAGCTTACAACTCCCTCAGTCTCCATTTGGGTTCTGAGTTTAGCACTGATAATGTTCTTCTTTTGAAGGTCATCAGCTTCTGCTACTGTTAGTTTACCCATGATTAGTCTCCTTTTCTGTGTATTCTATGTTCTCTCCAGCATCCTCTGCGTCTTGCAGGGTAGCCTTTAGAGCTTGGTTTATTGGATCATCCTCAAGTGCATTAAATCCGAGTGATTTAAGAACACCATCGCTTACCTCACCTACTAGTTCCTCTATAGTGAAGGTGTGAAAGCTGGGATTGACTGTTAATTGCTGGTTCTCTGTGGTAGTGAAGGACATTATGGATTTTCCATTCATAAGCTTCCAACCATTGAAAACCACCTGTTTAAACTCTTTCCCATCATTCGTTCCTATGCTGTAGGTTCTGCCTTCTTGTAAGCATTTGTCATCGTATGAATATGCGGTATTCATTTACTTGCCTCCCTTTGAAGTTTAGCTAATGCTCCTTTATAGTTATCTGAGTGAATCTTTCCACTCTCAATACTATCAAACACAGCTACCTCTTTATCAGCCTCTATCGCAGCTTCGAGGAGTGTTGTCGTTTGTTGTTCGGTTAGTGGATCAACAGGAATGTCTTCCCCTGCATAGATATATAAACCTAACCCGTGAAGTGCTATCGCTTTAGCTAGACACCTCTGAATAGAGGTATTTATCTGATAAGCATTAGGCTCCATAATGGGTTGATTTCTATGATCTAATACAGGATGAACCTGATGTCTTGCTATACCACCAGACCACACAGTTACTTTTACAAAGCAACCTGCACCTGTTCTCATGTATGGAGCTGTTATCTCTCCGTTTCCATGAATATATTCATGTACTTCCCAAGTTGCTTCTGTGTCTACCTTGAGAAGCTCTCTGACAGCGTATGCCCAACTAAGGTACTTGAATTTTCCCTTAGACTGAGTATACTTATCAATTTCTTTATTCTTATCAGGGCTTGTAAGCTCTTCAAAGATTACTGAGATTTCTTTATGCATTATTTCTCCTTTTTGGTTTCTTTAGCTTATTCATTTTCTCTTTACCATCACATACATTTGTATAGGGACAGTAAGAGCATTCCCAATTTTGCACTGGGACGTTAGGTTCTTCGCCAGGTATCATCTCATCAGGTGAGACAATATCTGCAAGTGTTTCATTTAAATCTATCCAATAGTTTAATGCGTACTGTATGTAGTCAGGTGAAATCTTTATTGTTTTCATCGCACTATCATCTTTCTTGTACCAAATGATATACATATCAATATCATCTATTGATATTCCTCTTAGATCAGAGAAGCCTAGCGCATATGTAGAGACTTGCATTTCATAGTTTCTACTTGGATGTGGATCACGATTCTTCATGTGACCAAACCTTCTTTGCCAAGTGTATGCTTTAGCTGTCTTTAAATCATAGATAGCACACTCTTCCTCTTCACCTCTTAATAAGTAGTTGGTATTCTTTGGGTCAACAGGCCCCTTCACATACGCAATATCTAAATGTCCAATCACATTTAAGTCAGGAAGTTTAATTGTTTCTTCAAGATAAATTTCTATATTATCAGTTTTTCCCTGCTCTACAGCCCACCTTATACCTTCTTCTATATCCCTGTGTACAACAGTGCCTAACCTTAACAGTCTTAGGCTTCCCTCTCCCATTTCTTTCTCTGGTGTACCATGAGTTCTATACCACTGCTTTTTATAGCACTGACCAACGGAACTAGCACTAAACCATTCTTCATGTCCCTCGTATATCTTCTTATATTCTTTATTTTGTGCCTGAATATAGTCGCTATAAATGTCTTGAATTAAGTTCATTTTGATGCTTCCTTTCCTATCTAAATTTAATAAAATCAGGCAATTATATCAAATGGTATTACCTCTCAATATTTCATTATTACCTCCTAAACTTCTGTCTCCACCTCTCGTATTAATATCTTGCCAATCTCCACATATGATTGGGCTTTCCATATTTTCCTGCTTTCATAACAGAATTAACTTTAATCAATCTATCATCATTGGTAAGGTCAGTCATAGCTCTTCTCACACTGGTGATAGGCCACTCCTTTCCCTGTAATATGCGAATCTCCTCTTGTACCTCAAAAGGAGTAAAGCTTCTGTATGGGTAATGCTCAAAGAACCTGAGTATAACTTCTTCCTGTGACCTTGCTTGTTCCCAACTCTTTTTGAGTGACTCACCCATTTCTTTATTTGTATTATAATAAGCCATTTTAAAATCTCCTCCTTATTCCTTGTTTCGGATTAAATGAACCGTATTTACCTCTTACATCAAAGTACATCGCTGACTTTTCTGGCACTATTATATGCTTATCAGTAATGTTAAAGATATAATAATCCCTTTGGGTCTTATATCTCTGATATCGGCTCTTCTTCTTCCATTGTCCCTTTCCTGCTGAAGTTTTTGGAAGGAATAGAAATGGCATTTTATTCTCTGTATATCTTGCAAGAGCAATGGATGCTTTAATGCCATTCTTGTATACATTATATCTAGGTATCACAGTAGTAGTATGATAGTGTGTTGTATCTCCTGACATAACTCGTTTTGTATCTTCTTCATAGAAGTTGTTAAACATAAGAACAAATCCTGCTCGTAGGGCTGGTAGTCTTATGTACAGCTCTTCCAGCCCTTTGTCGTTCTCTCTCTCAGTTATATAACCTATCTTGTGCATACCTGTTTCTTCTACGTATTCTTTTGATGGTGATTCTACTACGACCATCTCTGTCTTCTCCCATTGGCATCTCTGTCATCATATCTATCACCTTTTTCCGCATATGTGTCGGCTTCTTTCTTGAGGACTTTAATATATTTAGAGCCTGAGGTCTTTAAGTATCCCTGACTCTCAAGTAAGCGTTTGCAGCAATATCTTATCTGGGATGAAACTGATCTCTCTGAGACATCTGCAGCATGCTTTAATGCATCGTACATTTCTCTAGACATTCTCATTCCCAGTTCTTTGTAATCTTTTCCTAGTCTCTTTTTGTTCATTGTTCTTTCTCCTTAGTATTTTAACCAATGATATTTACCTGAGCTTGCTCTACGAGCTTGCTCCACTTCTGGTAGAAATTTGAATGATACACCAGCGTACCACCACCATCCATATCCATTCTCATCCATGAGTTCTTGTCTATGTTTAATCCATACTGGGTCTTCTACACCTTTGTAGTGTACCCAATGGTAAGTTCTATCCTGATCCTTTATCTTCTCTTTCTCTAGTTTTAAATTATGTTTCTGACAATCGTGGCAATCTTTCTCTTTGTGTGTATCACACTTTAAATATCCACCAGGAAATGTCCAGTCATACACTATAAATGTATTGCGTGGATCAACTTTACCTACTCGCTTCTTCATGTATCCTGTCTTTGGCCCTGTCTTTTCCATCTTTTATCCTCCTATCATTGTATGTATAAGAGAGATGAGTGCAATCGTTGCAATCACTAGAATTGCAAAGTGTATTCTTCTATCTGTCTCATCTTTTTTAATCGTATCATTCACATTCTTTTCTAAAGCAGCAACTCTCTCTTCTCTAGTGATAGCTCTCATGTTGTGCCTCCAGTGCTAATTGATGATAATAATCACACATTTTACAGCAGCTTCTTTCTTTCAACCAATCTGTCCTGCCACATTTCAGACAATGATTTGGAACAAGATCAATCCGAGATGTGACAGTATGTTGACAGATATGGCAGTGAGACTCAACGAATCTCACTATCTCCCGCTGAGATAGGGGTTTAACGTCCCGTTTTAGACTCCTGACGTTCTTTATGTCTTTTAAGTATTTGTTTAGTTTCATCGGTAAGCCGCTCCTCTTTAAAGAATATTCTCATTCCATTAGTTAGTTGAAAACCCATCTTCTTGTTATATGCGATAGGTTGCATAATCATTGTGTGGTATAGCTTTATCCATTCATTTATCTTCATTTTCCAATCTCCTTAGTATTTGATAGATTAACAATAGTATCCAAATGCCTGTAATATCGAATAGTAGTTCAAGTAGCATTGTGTTTATCTCCCTTCTTTCTCAGGTCTAATGGTATCATATCAATTTCTTGCTGTATGAATTGAACAACTGATTTATCATTATCTCTTAGTATTGATTGTTTCCTCTTTAGGGTATTATATAAATACTCTGATATGATTTCTAGTTTCATATCCTTTGTAATTAGCTTATCAGGCTGTACCTGACGAGGGATTCCCTTACTCTGCCACATTGGTTCATATCTGACACCACAGTCTTTACATTTTTTAGTCATTTTATGATACCTCCTGAAGGGAACTGTTTCTTTATGTATTCAGTCCCAAACAAACGGGCAATGTCTAACAGTGGTTTAGGAGTGTCCTCTTTAATTCTTACTTGTTCCTCTTCACGTCTTTGTTGTTTCATCTCTTCCTTCTCACGGGCCCACTTGCCTTCTTTAAGTGCTACCAAGTCTTCTTTCTGTGACTCGATGACCCACTCTTGCTGTTTAGCCTTAACTTTTAGACTATTGTACTTTCTATGTCTAAACATCCATGCAACAAGAAACCCTGCTGCAATCATAGCGATATGTTCCATGTATAGAACGATTGTCTTTGCGTATGTCCATGTTTCCATTGTTATTCTTCTCCAGTTTCGTTTTAGTCCAAACTCAAGTATGAGTAGTATTGCTACTCCGATGAGTGTGGTCTGCCATAGGTTTATGAATCCATATCTAAGGTACCAGGGTGTCTCATAGATTATTCTGCCGTTTTCTAGGATTATCTCTTCCATTATTATTTATCTCCTTTCATAGTTTTATCGCTATCGGTAACCATAGGAAATATATCAAAGGCGTTATCTAGGAGATATTTCATGTCATGTATATTGCTTTCTTCGCGGTATCTGACATCAGTTATCTTGTCTAGCTCTTTTATAGCATAATACAAAGCCTGACTTATGATGAAATTACCTCTAGCACTATTGACAAAGCCTATAACGTCATCCTTTTCATCTTTGTCTATTGTTCTTAGGTCTGGGACGACACTATCATCGGTGTATATCATGCTTGTATCAGTCTCTTTCATTGTATCATACCTCTCTTTCGTTGTTTTATTCGTTTAATCTGAGCTGGAGTCCTACCATGCTTACTCAAATAATCATCCTTCTCACGTCTTTCTTGCTTACGATATTTAGCTTTCTTGTTAGGCATGTCTAGTCTCCTTATTAAGTGCAAAATTCATTGGATAGGATACCCTTAGATACATCTCTAGGGTCAACCTTCTTACAAACTCTTATTTTATCAAGAATCATCATGTACTGAGGACTCTGGTAGAGTGGATGGCCAAAGGAGAACTCTTTCGCTTTAAAGCACTGCATTACTGGGAATGGGACGAGTATTATATCTACGAATGAGTGTGAGGCTATTTCTGCTAATGCTTCAAACATATGTTCTGGCATTTTATAAACAAGATCAATATCGTACCAATGAGGTTGCTCTCCATACTCCTTCATCATCATTAGACCATGATCCACGCCATATCCATCATTTTGATCTATATGAGTCCATCTTGGAATCTTTATGATGTCAGACTCTAATTTATATTTATAAGCTATTTCTCTCGTACATCCATCCAATATCTGACCATTGTCAAATGCATAGAAGTGGAGTGAAGAGAAATTCACTATGTATACCTTAGAATCATCCATTACAACCAATGGGAAACGATCACCATCATTAGAGTCGTTGCGCAGTTTAACTGTTGAATCGTTTTTCAGCTTCTGGGTCTCTTGTAACTGTTCCATGTTCAAATGCCTCTCTTTGTGTTTTATAGTTAATGTCAAATATTGTCTCATCTATCTTTATGTTGGCTTGACTGTACCATATGGCAAACAGTTGCTTTCTAGTCATCTTGTTTGCTTTAGGCTTAGTATCTTCACCAAATCTTCCAACGTACCAGTCAACCAGTTCATATTTATAATTGAACGGGCAGATATATGTAACAGTCCTGATAGCAGCTTTATTATCATCTCTGACAGTCATTGTTTTATCGCTATCAGCCATCACACACCTCCCCCGTTAGTTTCACAAAGTCTATCTCAAGCTCACCTGTCTCTTTATTGATGACAGTACAGTCTTTGGGTATATATTTACCCTCAAGCTTAACATAGTCATTTAGATCAAACTCTTCATCTAAGAGCATCTCTGGATTTAATACAATCTCTTTAGTATCATCATCTTCATATATGACCCATCTATCGGTAACCATCACGCACCTCCCTTTGGAAGTGCATGATAGTCACACATCAAGTCACCAAAACATTCACAGAGCGGACGGCTGTTGTCCACTACTTTATTGCAAATATCACAGTCTAGTTTATTGTGTGATGGAGAGTATTTCTCTCTCTCATGTCTAGAGTAACGCTCTCTTTTATTGACGTAGCCAAGCGTTTTATATCTATAGATAGATAGCATTGTACCTAACCATATGAATACTAATGAGGCTGTACTATAGACGTATGTGTCTAATATAGCCTGTTGCATGATAGTCTGTTCCATGACGTATCTCCTTTTGTTTATTAATGGATAGAAACTTGTACCAATTCTACGCTTACATACTACTTATTTAGAGAAGGGCGGGGTAAGAGCCAATGGCAAAAAGGAAGCGCCAGGTCATCTCTTAACGTCTCAAGAGTACCAAGAGCATATTCTAAGGTCATAAACCCGTCACGAATATCACTATCTAGTGCTTTTACAGCTCGGTTAAACTGTCTCCAGTTCCTATCTTCTTCTTGTGCTTTATCCGTGGTTATTTCAGCTTTTGCTTTCATTGTTATCTCCTTTTGTTTAGGTTTAAGCCCAAGTTAATGAATAGTAAGTATATATTATAAGAAAAGTATGTAGATAAATCTTTGGATAGTTTAATGTGGTATCCAGCACAGGTATATTTAAAAACGAAAGGGAAGAGGCTATGCCTCTTCCTCCCACACCGATGACAACGAGTCTTCGAGGTTGTCCATCTGAGAACTGAGGTCACCTGTCGAAGCGATTGCGGATACTGCTGACGAGTCCGCGAGGAAGCGATATCCGCTCCCTGTGTGCTTGACGAGATGATAGTTGACACCGTTGACCGCTTCGGTCTCGGTGGAAACTTGAATCTCGACTGGAATGAGTTTGCCTTTGATAGGGACGTTGGATTGCATGATGCTTCTCCTTACATTGTTGATTTCTAACCTAAAAATGGATTACCATAATCCATCTCATCGGGTGTACGAGGTGAGTATTGCCATATATCATTCACATACAATTTTCTTGCAAAACTTGGGCAACAAGCCTAAGTTAGCGTATTAACTGGCTAACAAAGGAGTATTTGACATGGGTAGAGTAAAAGGTGGAGTTGCTTTTCTTAGGGGAGTTAGGCGAGACGAGGGAATTACTGGCGCAAAGAACCTACAACCTCTGGAACCGCTGGCTGAGCTAGAAGGTTTGGATAAAGTAGAAGAGAAACCAAAAAAAGCAAAAAAAAGCTTGAAAAAAGCCAAAAAGGGATAGAAATTAATGGGGGACAATAGGGGGCCCATATATAAGAGATTCTTACTTCCCATTGAAACTGAAGCAAGAATAGTCGTATATTCACGGTATAATGGCTTTTGTAATGGAAACACTCAGTCGGTTGCCGAAAGACATTCAGGAAAAGATTCTTGAGGAAATCTCACTATCTCCTCCCTTTCCTGAGAGTCCTTTTGAGGGACAAGTCCCAATCGAGATCAATGGTAGCATATACGTCATTCCCCAAGAGGTCTTCAATCTCATCAACAATCTATCAGAACAGATCAGGGATTTAAGCACCGATGGAATACCAGAAAATCAAAGGTTCTAAGCATTACGTCTTCAATTCCAAAAAAGAATATATAGATCATTTCAAGGGAGACCCTCCCGCTCTTCATGAGAATTGGAGAGATGCAGAGCAAGGTGATTGGATCGTAGCTGATGATGGTGGTATTGTTCAGCTCCTCAAGGTTTCCAGCAATATATCTCATCCAAACGATAGAAAGAACTACAACTACGCTAAGGGATGGGTTAGAACTGTTGTGGGGACTTTCCTTAACAGGGAAACCTCTAAGATGGATAGTGACTTCTCAAAGCATAAGAATAGGTACACATTCTCTCGTACCATTAAGAATCCTTCTAAGCGAGTAAGGAAGAGGACTGTTTGCACAAAGAAGGAAAGATTGTTCGCAACAAACATGGCTGTCGGTAGCGGAGTTGTCAGAGCGTACAAAGATGCCTTTGGTGGAGAGGTGGAAGATGGAATCGCAAGAAGGAAAGGAATGGTTTTACTAAAACAGGATAGAGTAATGAAAGAAGTAGAAAAATCAGTATTAGACGTAGCAAAGAAAATGGGTATTGACCATGAATACATTCTCAACAACTTGAAACAGCTCTGTGAGTACTCAGAGGATGAGAATATTCAGCTGCAGGCGACAAAAGAACTAGGGAAAGCCGTTGGCACGCTTGGTGCTCCCAAGATTCAACAAAGAGAGGTCGGTATATACGGTATGCTTCAAGAGTTCTCAACGGCAGAACTCGAAAAAGCGAAACGACCTGAACTAGAGGTTGCATCCGATGATCTGCCCACACTGCAATAGTTATCACGTAAAGAAAGATGGAAGGCGGCTCCGCAAGGGCCCCATTCAGCAAAGATTCAAATGCGGAAACTGCAAGAAGGTCTTTTCCATCCCCATAGCAAGTCTTGTAGAAGAAACCCCCTCAATTAAACCTGGGGAGATTTTTCGTTATGATTCAGATCAAGTAGTCAGGATACACGGCTTAACTGATATGCACGTTGGTGCTGGTTCTGGGGAAAGGGAAATATTCGATAGAGAGAAGTTTCAATCGGCAGTGAAGGCAATATATGAGGATCAGAACGCTGTATGGTTCGGAAATGGCGATATAATCGAATGTATACCTCCTCATTACAAGATTAGTCAACGAGGTCAATATATCCCCCCAGATGCACAGCATGAGGAGTTTTTGAACCTTGTTAGACCTATTGCTGATAAATGCTTGTTTATACGTGGTGGAAACCACGACTTCCTTAGAAGTATCAATCTTCTAGACTATGACGTTGCGAAGATGATCGCAAAAGACTTGGCTGTCCCCTATTTCCAGTATCCTGGCTATTCAATCATTAATGTTAATGGGAAAGAATGGAATCTGGTCACTGGTCACGGGAAGAGTGGCGCCAAGAATGGAGATTTGGAGCTTTATAATATGTCTAATGTCTATAGCAAGGGAGATGTGTTCTACTTAGGGCATAATCATCAGCTATACGCAAAACCTCTTGATTCTTTAAGGGTAGAAGACGAAAAAGAGAAACTGTACAAGAGATGGTTCATTAGAGGTGGAAGTTTCTTAAATTATGCTGATTATGCAAGATACTCATTTTATCAAGTTGTTAGGACAGGCTGGGTTACGATGGAGTTCTCAGTCGAGGATATAAACTGTTGGGTGAATTAATAGAAACATATGATCCAGAAGGTCTGAATCTAGGGGAATGTATCAAAGAGCTAAAAAGGATAGCGAAGGAAATTGATTATGCCGCATTGGTGCAGGGTGATCCTGAGAGTGTGGTTAGGGTAGGTCAACTCAAACAAGTAATTGAGCATGTATCAGTTCCAGAGCTAGTAGGATATGAAAACAAAGAACACCACATCGAAGCATGACATCGTCAGAGCAATTAAATCATTACGAGTTAGAATGGATAGGCTATACAGCATTTTGCTTATTCAGCAACAAGAAATTAAAGAGTATATCGAGTTCATGGGAAATGAGAAAGAATATGAGGCACATCTAAAGAAGAAATATGAACGTGAACAGCCAGAAGATAACGGAAGCGGAGGAGACTCTAAATCTAGCAAAAAATGATCTCATAGCGTTTGGGAAGCTGTTTCTCCCTGATGACTTCCTTCGTAGTGAGACACCAAGCTTTCATTACGAGATAGCAGACCGAATTGATGACAGGGAATGTAAACAGTTAGCTATCATTGTACCGAGGGGACATGGGAAGACAATCCTCACAAAAGCGAGCATCTTAAAAGACTTTCTCTTTGCTGACGATTTATTCTTCTATGCTTGGGTATCAGCAACTCAGAAACTCGCTGTTGGGAATATGGACTACATTAAACACCATCTTGACTATAACGAAAGAATTAAATACTATTTTGGCTCAATGAAGGGGCCAAAGTGGACTGAAGAAGATATAGAGCTTCGTAACGGATGTAAGCTACTTTCCAAAAGTAATGTGGCTGGTATTCGTGGTGGAGCAAAGTTACATAAACGATATGACCTAATAGTACTGGATGATTTTGAACATGAAGCGAATACGATTACCCCAGATGCAAGAGCTAAAAACGCTAACCTTGTCACTGCCGTTGTTTATCCTGCTCTTGAGCCTCACACTGGTAGGCTTCGTGTTAATGGGACTCCTGTACACTTTGATAGTTTTATTAACAATCTGCTTGTCAATAATGAAAAAGCTACAAAGACAGGGAAGTCTTTTTCTTGGAAAGTTATTTCCCACAAGGCAATAGACAAAAGTGGCAATTCACTTTGGTCGTCTTTCTTTCCTAAGAAAAAGTTAGACGAGAAAAAGAAATTTTATCGAGACTCAGGGCAGGCTTCCAAGTTCTATCAAGAATACATGATGGAAGTGATGAGTGCTGAGGACGCAGCATGGAACAGCGGTAATATCAAGAATTGGAGCGGATACTATGAGCATGAGGAAGGCATTAACTATATCGTACAAGACGGAGAAAAGACACCTATCAATACATTTCTCGGTTGTGACCCTGCTACTGACATTGATACTAAAGAATCTGATTTTAGTGTCATTATGGCTGTGGGTGTGGACACAGATAATAACTTATACGTCTTCGAGTATGAAAGGCATAGAAGTATTCCCACAATCGGATCAAAATCACCTAACGGAGAAGTATTTGGAAAGAAAGGTGTTGTAGATTATATCATTGAGTTATATGATAAGTATCACTGTACGAGTGCGACTGTAGAGGATGTAGCCATGAATAGATCAATTTTCCAAGCCTTGAATGAGGAGAGAAGGCGACTAAACCGCTTCGATATTGCCGTAATTGCCGAGAAACCAGGGGGAACACAGAAGAGAAATCGGATATATAGTGGTCTTTCAGCAAGATTTAGCATGGGAACCGTCTATATTCGCGACAGTCACTTGGATTTATTGCACGAAATCCTTACATTCGGCCCCAGAATGGCGCACGATGATACCATTGAGACACTTTATTATGCAAATGTACACGCCTTCCCTCCCAATATGAAGAGAGATGAGAAGCAAAAAGTATGGATTAAGCCTAAACGTAAGGCTAAGCCGTGGATGGTAGCGTAATGCCTGGTGCGTTGACAGGAAGTGGGTTTGGATTAGAGCCAGTCAGACCATCTGAGCAATCTCTTGCTACACGTGCCCTTAGTGGTACGATTCGTCAAATGGCACAAGGAAATACTAAATCTATGTGGCAGGGACTTGTCGGTGCCTCAGATTTTGCTAAAAGACATCCAATTCAGACAGGTTCATTAGCTGCTCTGTATATGCTTGGTAAAAAACGTGGTGTAAATATGAGAGGTGGGAAGCTGAATGTTCCTCTCGGTGAGGGTGGAAAACTTAGCATTGGAAGACATAACTATCGTTCACCAGTCCCAGGTGAGGATCAGGACACTCCATATTCAGGAATAAAATTCACTAAGAGGTTCTAATATGCCATACGGAGGAGATGTTCTAGAAATGATGTGGGGATATGTTGATCCTAACGGAGGTAGTTTTGCAAAAAGAATGAGTGATGCAGGTATTTCTAAAGAAGATTTTAAAGTCGGTATGACTCATTTTGCAGATACTTTACGCTATCTAGAAACTGGGAATAGAAAGAATCGAAGCGGAAGAAATATTTCAGCGGAGGGTGGGTTTAGAGATAAGGAAGGAAAATATGGGGCAAAAGGAAATTATGTGAATTATGAAGACACCCCAGATCATGCAAGGGGTTATTATCAATTTAAACCAAGTGCTGTTGATACTGCTATGAACAGAACGTCTAGTTTTTGGAATAAACTAACTGATGGGAAGGGAGACGCAGAAGCTGAATTTGAGTGGATGAAAGAAAGGGGAAATAAAGACTTTCACAAAAAAATGAGTGATTCACAGCAAAGAGAAATGATGCTAATTAATGTTTTCATGCAAGACGGTAGTTGGAATAGTATAGAAAATTATCTTACAAATCCAACTCCTGAAAGTTTGGTTGATTTATATGATAAACATCACTATAAAGCCGAAGGCTTGGATATAGCAAATGTACTAGGTAGAGAAGCTGACTATAGAGGGGGGCAGATAATGGGAGCCTTTAATGCTGCTGAGAATAGACTAGCGAATATATCTAATGATCCAAGAGCAGTTGAAACATTAGCTGGCCGCCCTATTAGAGAAGCCGAGGAAAGAGCACTTAGACAGAGAGCGAGGAAAAACTAATGCCAAGAATAAGTAATAAAAAGAAGGCTACGAGGAATAAAGAACTTTGGTCTAGAGCCAATAATAGTAATCGTCAGAAATGGGAGAGCATACAACAGCAAGCCTATGACTTTTATCTGAACGATCAGCTCACAAGTGATGAGAAGGTTCAATTAGAGGATGCAGGGATGCCTTCCTTTGTTATTAATAGAATTACTCCTGTTATTGAGATGATGAAGTACTTCGTTACGGCAAATAGTCCCAGATGGCAGGCTGTTGGTGCTGAGGGAAGCGATACTGACGTAGCTGCTGTACACTCTGATATTGCTGACTATTGTTGGTATCTCTCTAATGGTAAGTCAATATACTCTCATATCATTCAGGATGCTCTTACCAAGTCAGTAGGATACTTTCTTATTGATATAGACCCTGATGCTGACAGGGGCATGGGAGAGGTTAAATTTGAAAGGATTGAGCCATTTGACGTATTTGTTGATCCAATGAGTACCGACTTCTTATTGAGAGATGCTTCCTATGTAATGGTTAAGAAGTCTCTTCCGAAACAGCAATTATACCGACTTTTCCCTGATATGAAGGGAAAAATTAAGAAAGCAAGTGGATCAGCCACAGAAGGGAACGCTGCTTACACAATGCGAGATATAGGTAGATCAGATAGCATCCAGAGGGAAGATGTGGGATTTGAAGCCTTCGATCCTGACTCTGCAGAGGAAGATGAGATTCTCGACCTTTTTGAGATGTATCAAAAGATTAAAGTCGCTTATAGGCACATCTACGTCAATATCCCACCCAATCAAGAAGAGATGGAAGCTATTAAGCAACAAGCTCAAGAAGAGCTTGAACTCATTAAAAAAGAGCTACAAGTCCAAATTAAAGAGAAAGAAAAGGCTTTAATGGAAGCTGTGGAACGTGGGGAGATGATTGAGGAGCGTGCCGTCCTAGAGCTTGAAAAAGCGAATAAAGAAGCTGAAGCAACACTTCAACAACAAGAACAGATGATTATTTCCAAGATCACAGAGCGTGAGACAAGAGTAGAGAATCAGACTGTTAGAGAAGAAGAATTTAAAGTTTTGATGGAAAATCAAGAGTTCGCTAAGAATCTAGTGGATTCAGTAAAGTTTTATGATACGAGAATTAAGTTGTGCTGCACTTTGGCTGCGGATGTATTTCTATACGAATACATACTTCCTTGTACTGAATACCCAATCATTCCTGTAATGTATCAATGGACAGGAACTCCTTATCCCATGAGTGCGGTTACTCCACTTGTCGGAAAGCAACAAGAATTAAATAAAGCTCATCAGATAATGATTCATAATGCAAACCTATCATCTAACCTTAGATGGTTATATGAAGAAGGATCAGTCCCAGAGGATGAATGGGAACAATATTCTTCCGCACCAGGCGCATTATTGAAATATAGGCAGGGATTCCAACCTCCAACTCCTATAAACCCTCTTCCTCTAAATAACGCTTTTTTCCAAATGACTCAAACTGGTAAGCAGGATATGGAGTATTTATCAGGTATATACTCCTCAATGCAGGGAAATGTTGGAGAACAACATGAAACTTATAGAGGTCTTCTTGCTGCTGATGAATATGGAACACGAAGAATTAAAGCTTGGATGGAGACATTAGTAGAGCCTGCCCTAGAACATCTAGGTAAAGTATTCAAAGAAATTGCTCAGGCGACATATACCGCGAATAAAGTCTTTAGAATTGTCCAGCCAAGTGCATTACAAGAAGAAAAAGAATCAGAGATTAACATTCCGATTTATAATGATTTTGGAGAAGCAATCGGTAAATGGAAGGATTATGGAACTGCTAAGTTTGATATAAGAATTATAGCTGGTTCTACGATGCCTGTTAATAGATGGGCATTACTTGAAGAATACTTTAGATGGTTCCAGGCTGGTCTTATTGATGATGTTGCGATGCTCGCAGAAACGGATGTTCGTGGAAAAGAGAATATTATTAAGAGAAAATCCGTATATGCGCAACTCAAATCACAAGTAGACCAATTAGAGTCAATGCTGAAAGACAGAGAGGGAACGATTGAAACATTATCAAGGCAGGTTGTACAGGCTGGTATTAGAGAAGACATTAACGAAGCTGAGATGGAAATGAGGAAGGATGTCCAAGATACAAAAGCCGAGCAGAGAGTGGTAAGAAAGGGAATGAATCAAGAGTACGACTTGGCTAGAAAAGACCTACAGAGGGAAGTCAAAAGCGCAATAAATGAATCAAGAAGAGACAGGCAGCCTAAAAAATAGTGCTCTTGACTTAGATAGTCTGTCTTAACTAAATTAGGGAGAATAAAATTATGAGTGACAATCAAGAGACAGACAACCTGTTGGTAGACAGCCCTGAATCTCCTGTGCAAAATACAGATGAGGATACGGCAGACTTTTTTGCCGCCCTTGACAAAGATGTCAATAGTATGATGCATGACTCACAATCCAGTACCGAGCCAGATGCCCCTGTGCTTGCCGAAGCTCAATCGGAAACCTCTCAGGCAGTCCCTGTGAGCCCCGAGCAACAAAAGCACGATTGGGAAAAGAGATATTCAGATTCTAGTAAAGAAGCAAAACGTCTAAATGAAAGATTGAGTGAGCTAGAGCCTTATGTCCCAGTTCTTGATGCGATGAAAGAAGACCCCAACTTAATTACTCATGTGAGAGATTATTTTGAGGGTGGTGGTTCCGCACCAGTCAACTTGAAAGAGCGATTGGGCGTACCAGAGGATTTTGTTTTTGATTATGATGAAGCAATTTCTGATTCCAATTCAGATTCAGCAAGAGTTCTTGGAGCTACCATTGATGGTGTTGTCCAACAAAGGTTGGGAGCATTTGCCAATGAGCAAAGAGCGCACAGCGACCTTGCGAATGAAGAAACAGCTTTCAAAAACCGTCACGAATTATCGGACGGTCAAATGGATGAAGTTCTTGAGTTCGCAAAAAGTCGTAAGCTATCTCTTGATGACATCTTTTATCTATTTAATAGAGAAAATCGGGATAAGAATATTGCTAATTCCGCTAGGAAAGAAGTAACTGAACAAATGAAAAATGTACGCCAGAAACCTAAGAGCGTAAGTACTACTGGTTCACAAACTATGGATCAGAGTTCTGACGACCTTATTTTCGACCAACTTGCTAAACAAGGTGAGGGTGTGGAGGAATTGTTTAGACAATAAGGTAATAAGGAGATAAGGATATGGCTGTACACACAGCAACACCTGCTTTCCTGAGCGGCTCAACGGGGCTGACCGAATCTGGAACTGGCATAGTAGCTGGTTCAGGTCTAAGTACTGGCGATCTTCGTAGACGATATGACTTCTCTGAAAGATTTTCAGAACTTGCATTAGACCAGACTCCATTCTTTAGAATGGTATCTAAGGTTTCTAAGGCACCTGTTGACGACCCTCAGTTTAAGTATACAGAAAAACGTGGTTCAATCCACAAACGATACGCATACGTTCTCGGTTTTGAGAATAGTAGCACCGCATTGTTTAATGATGCTACAATAGTAGCTCAGAATGATGGCGGTGTACCAGTAGTAGGCGACACCCTGAAATTGATTATGGGAACTGATTACAAATCAGCTGGTAACATTCAGAATGTTTCAGGTCAGTCAACTGGTGCGATGGCAGTAGGTTCTGCAGGAACTGCCCCTGAGTTCTTTCTAACAAATCAGGTCGTAAAGATCAATGTATCTGAGACAGCTGGAGGTGACGCTACCATTAGCGATTATATCCTAATGCGAGTCACGGCTGTTGATGATGCGATAGATGCTAGTGACGCTGCTAACCTGACGGGTTCTAATACCCTGTCTGGAGCGGTGAATGTTAGGAGAGTTACGGGAACGGTTGTCAGAGCCTCTGGAACGGGTGGTGAGTTGACTTCTTTTTCAAGCAACGCACCTGTAACAGCTGTTTACAATGTAGACATCGCTACTGCTCTTGAAGCACAGCGTTGTCATGTTGTAGGCTCTGCATACGCAGAAGGTTCTAGTCTTTCGGAAGAGACTTGGAACGATAACCCATACAGTACGTCATATGGACAGACTCAGATTTTCAGAACTGAGTTTGGTATGACGAACACTGCAAGAGCAACTGCTCTTAAATACGAACCTAATGAATGGGCACGTATTTGGAGAGATAAGTTGATTGAGCATAAGTGGGACATCGAACAAGCATCTCTATTTGGAAAACAGGGATCAAGCGGAAGTGGCTCATCTACTGTGTATTACACACAGGGAGCTGTTGACTTTGTATTGCAATCGGGTAACATATTTACTCTTACCCATTCAAGTAAGACATCTGATGACTTCCTTGATGATATGAGTAAGTATCTCGATCCTCGATACAACAACTCAGCTGCTTCGGTTTACTTCTGCGATACTGCTACCTACCATTGGCTGTTAAAGCTTGGTAGTGGTAGTCACAATGCGATGTTTGCGAACATTGTTCACGATGGTCAGGATAACTTTACTGGACGTTGGGACTTTGCAACATCAGGTAAGAAGAGCCTCTTCGGAGTTGATCTTACTAATATTGTGACTCCGTATGGCGACATCAAAGTTGCTCGTTGTATTGCACTAGATCATAGCTCAGTCAAGATTCTCGGACTCAACATGAAGCACGTGAAATATCGTCCTCTTGTTGGAAACGGCATGAATCGTGACACTGCGGTCTATGTAGGAGTACAATCGCTAGAGAACACAGGCAAAGATAAGAGAGTTGATATGATACTCACTGAAGCTGGGTTTGAGTACTCTATGCCAGAAGCTCACGCTATTTGGAAATAGCAAAATAAAGGGTACATAGGATTTGCCCCCGCTGGATTTTCCCCTCCTCTTTGGTCTGGTGGGGGCCCCTCCCTTTAAAGCACAATGAAGCTTTGGCAAAAAATTAACACAGTTACTGGAAGCTCAACAAAATCCAGACTTTTAGTTGCTTTATTGAATGAAGCAGCTATATGGATAGTTAATAGTCTCCCAGAAAAGTTCTTATGGAGTATCGCGACTGAATCCACAGTTAATGGATGGGAATCGGATGCTGCTACTGCTGACACTATTAATGAAGGCTCCTCGGTAGCTTATGATAAAATTTTAGCTGTCTATAGAAATGACGGCTCTGCAAACGGGACAGTCATTAGAAGGATGTGTAGAGAAGTCCCTGATAAACTTGCATATGCTTTTGATGAAGCAAATAGCATATATCACCCAACCAAGATGTTCCCCAAGTTCTACAAGCTCAGTGGAAAGCTCTTTATCAAACCTACCCCAGACTATAATGATGATACTGAGTCCCATACATATACAAAGCCTGGCGCGGGTAGCGCAACTACAGTTGGAGCGGCCGCAGGAGATAAGGGAGTAGTTGTATACGCAGCTCCCCCAGTAGTGGATGAGAATACTGAAGCTTGGGTATTAGTTGAGTGGGAGAACGTGGTAATAATGTACGCAGGCGCACTTGATATGTTAAGACAGTCAGCGGCAGACCAGACAAGCTCTACGACAGAACTCACGACAGTCGGGACGTTACTGTCAACATATAACAGCGCAGTTCCAAGCGTTACAGCAATTTCATCTCCTGCTCTTCCTACGTATAGTCTTACAGGTAGCATGCCAACAATATCAATAACGGATTACGTTGATGAGGTGATCCAAGCATTACCAACTTTAGGTGCGATTGAGACACTATCGCTTCCAACGATTCCGTCTGCTGTCTTATCATATTCAGCTCCATCGGGATATACACTCCCCTCAGCTCTTGAGAATGTGAATGATAGCTTACCGACTTTTGTCCCTCCCGTGATGAACGCACCCAAATTTAGCGATGCTGATACTCACGTTTCTAGTGAAGACCCAGAGATGGTACAAGCGAGGACTGCTGTGATTGCGCAGCAAGTGAATGAGTATAACGCTAGTCTTCAAGGCGCTGTCCAAGATTTTAATTCTAATCTCAGTAAGTTTTCAGCCGATGTTAATAAGGCTATGCAGGACGCTCAGACTGAAATGGGTGCTTATTCAGCTCAACAAAGAGATCAAGTACAATCATTTCAAAAAGAGGTTGAGCAATACAGGAATGACGTGCAGAAGTACACTGCGGAGGTTGGAGCTAAAGTGCAAGAATTTCAACAAAAGGAACAGGCTAAGACAGGAAGATATAACGCAGAAGCACAAGCGTTCATTAATCACTTTAACGCTAAAATGGGTCAGGCGATGCAAAAGTATCAGCAAAGAGCTGCTTCTGAGGTTCAGAGATTCCAACAAGAGGTTGCTAAGTACTCTCAAGAGAATCAGACGGGTATCAGTAAATATCAACAGGATGTTGCAAAAGACATACAAAAGTATACCGCAGAGATACAGGGTAAGAGAACTGAGTTCCAATCTCAAATGGAAGCAGCCAAGAAAAGCCTAGAGCAAGCTCAGATAAGACTTCAGACCTCATCTCAGTATCAGCAAAAGTCTCAAGATAAATTTCAAAAGTATAACGCTCTGTATCGAGCGGCTCTTCAAGAGTTAATATCAGTCACAGGTGCCCAGATGGCACCACCTCAGCAGCAAGCCGAGCAACGTGGAGAGGAGGCTGTAAGTACATAATGCCAAGTGGACTCCAAATAAGACCAATGGAAGAGAGGGCACCAAAACCCATGCGTAGTGCATATGGATCACAGGTGGAACAATTCTTTGCTCCTTCTATGAGAAAATGGTATGGTGAGGAAGGTGTGGATCGAAGAGTGGATGCGATGCAGGGTCTATATGAAGAATATGGTTCTCCTGAATTTGTTGAAATACCAGAAGACTCGCCAAGAGGAGGTTCGTATGATCCCTGGTCTAAAAAAGTTAATCTTAAAAGAAGTTTGGGGGATGCAAATATAACCTATTACCCACGTGAAGGAGGAGAAAGACGAGCAACAAAATTGGAAGATGTTGCTTTAGAAGAATTGGCTCATGTTGCACAACAAAAAGAAAGAAGTCCGATATGGGAAGCAGAGAGGTTTGAGAATCCAAATGCATTAATACATCCATTCTCAAAAAAGGGAAGAAGAGCCATGAAATCTGAATTGGGACAGAATTTATTAAACGCAGTTGGTCACTTACCAGAAGGAAGATTTAGAAAACATTTATCTAGTAAATTTTATAATATGGCTGGATATGGAGACCCCAATACAGTTGAGTATGATGCACATCAAGTACGATCCCCCGTAATAAAAGATAGATATTTTCAACAATTAGGAGAGATGGCAGGAGGTATAAAAGGATGACAGTACTAGAATTAATGGAGCGTGCAGGCGCTGATAATACAAATTTAACGGTTGCTTGGATTAAGGATGCTGTGAATATGATTCAATCCAATACTAAACATGACTTGAAAAATGAGTTGATTAATATTGTAGAGAATACAAAATCATACGAGGTTGCTGCTGATTTAATGGCGATTGATAATGTGAGTATATTAGATACACAAGCAGATCAGTATAAAAGGATTCGTAGATTAGGTTTCCCACCCATAGTAACATTGGATAATAGCCCATGAGTACCCAGGTAGACAGAGATTGGTTTTGGAGACATAATGGTAAGAAGGTAGAGATTTATCGCCTCAAGAGGGGTTTGTCACGTGTAAGGACTGATGGAGTTCTAAGTTCTGGAGCTGATGAGCTTGTATACCCAGATGAGAGCATTACAAGTGGACTTAGGATTGAGTATACAGCTTTTATCAACCCTTTTGTATCTTCTGATCCCGAGTCTACTAAGGACTCTGCAAACTCAGCAGTTACAACTCCAGTAGAGGAAACTCACGTCAATTTAAATAGGATGTTGGCTCTTTCCGTAGTAAGCTATCTTCGAGCAATGCTAGCTGAAGAGGAAGGGGATGTACAGAGAAAAGAATACTACATGAGAGATTTTTTAAAGAAAGTATCGGATAATGAAAGCAATAAAAGAAATGTTAGCATTTCTGCTCCGATTACACCATACGCAGTGAGGTAAGATATGGCCGATAAAGTAAGATTCGCAGTAAGTGTTACACCAATAGAGGATGTAGGTGCTAGTCAGGAAGGCTCAGCTTCTAATTTTATCGCAGCCAGTGAGTGCTTTGGGTCTGCAGGCGGTGATGGACAAGTAGGTGGTGCTGCTGCCGATGGAGATAAGCTAACTGGTTTAACAATAGAGTCTGGTGGTGGAGCTAATGATGGATATACAGACAGTGCTAAGTATTATTTACAGGCAACAGCAGTTGCAGAGGCATCCGCAGTTGTGGTAACTGATTTAGAATCTCTAGGTTTTGTTTATTTTAAGCATACAGGATTTGAATATAGCAGTACATCAGCTTTAAGTACTACAGCGAACACAGCCGACCTTCTTTCAATATCAACTAATAGTGCAAGTGACGAAAGAGTCGTAATCGCAAGACTTTATGCAGGAGAGGCTATAGCATTGCCAGTTCGCAAAGGAACTTCATTAAATAACTTTGCTATAGCATCAACAGATGGAACTAATGTTGATGCGACTACAGGAGCAAATGATATTGCAGTCGAATTTATAGCATTTGCAGTAACTGGGCCATAATGAAAGTACAGGAAGCATTTGGTTTAGACTAAAATTAATTAATAACAGGAGATAATAATGGCACAAACAGACTTATTTAAGTACTCAACTCAGGAAAGGCAGAATAAGCAGGAACTGGATGTAATTACAGTTACTCTTACTACTGATGCTGAGACAATAGGCGACAATAAGGTCTTAGCTCAATCCATTGAGATACCATATGCTTTTTCAATACCAGCTGGTCGTTCAATGATTCAATCAATAGTATTATTGGATGAAGTGGTTACAGGGCCTGCAGTTGATATATTCTTTTCAACTACAGATGATGCAATTACGCAGGATCAGGGAAAAGCAATAGGTGAAGATGTAGATGATCTTGACACAATTTTTGCTAACTTTGTTGGTCACGTAAATATTGCCGCAGGTGATTGGGCTGATATGGCTGATGCTAAGTTAGGTACTAAGTCTAATATTCAGTTAGCGGTGCATGGTGCATCTGGTTCTACAAGTTTATATTGTCACGTAGTCAATAGAAGCGGTGCGAACTGGGTAGCAACTGCTACTACTAATATGAAAATGAAGATTGGCATACTGAAGGACTAAATGCCCGAAGCAAGTAAATCGTATGCGAATTGGGAGATTCTGCAGGATGCTGATTCAGATATTACTGTTCAGTTCAATGATGAATATCCTATTGATGACTATACTTATAAGGCTAGGATAGTGAAAGACTTTGATGGCACTGCATTTGCTTTTGGTGATGCAGGAAGTATTGATTTCATTGAAATTGACCAAACTAGTAGGAGTTCAGCTCCTTCAGTAAATGGTGTAAAGAATTATGGAGCTATTACTAAAGCTGGTGGCGATGGCGAATCTGGGTCTACTCCTGTTATGACCGTAAAACTTTTCGCAAGTCAGACCAAAGATTTTCCAGATAGTTTTGAAGGATATTGGGATTTACTTGAGCTAATTCCTTCAACTGGGGCATACACAAGACAGGCACAAGGTGAGATTTTTGTTGGTAATAGTGCAACAGCTCAGGAAGGATGGTGATATTAAATGGCTGTAACGAGTACAAAAAGTTTCGGAACTAATACTGCCTCAAAGACGACAGATAGTTTCAGTATAAATTCATCAGCAATTCCCCATAGTAGTACGAATGTAACTGCTACGAATGTGAGAGATGCTATTGAAGAAGTCGCAACACAGGTTGCAGTGGGAGCAACGGCCCCAACTGGGTCGGCTGTTACCGAAGGTGATTTGTGGTACGACACAGATGACGATCAATTATTTGTGAGGAGAGATAGTTCTTGGACTGAGATGGTTCAAGAAGACCTCACAGGTGATATAGATG